AACAGCCATAGGCAGCTCTAGTCACGCTGCAGGTAGAATTACTAGCGCTGGTTATTACTTAGCCACTGCTACTTATATTTCTGGAGGTACAAATAATAGTAGATTTGCTTTATCTCAAACTCATGGAAATGTAAGTGCTTTATTTCAACCATCTGATGCTTTATTTATTGATGATAGCCAATCCAATAATAATTTTAATATTAGTTTAAATAACACTATTTATTCCTCAGTTTTTACTAATTTTGGGGCATATTCAGCAACTGTTGTCACATTATCAGGTTTAAAAACTTATCCAGATGATACGGGTACTATATATATTACTCCACTTAATAATCAAATCTTGCTACCATTTCCAAATAGTCTATTAACCCTTTATGGTCATAGTGAAGGGTGGCAAACCAAAAGTTTTAGTTTTAATTGTCATGCGGAAGGTAGTAATTCTGTGGCTGGGGCAAGTACTTCACATGCTGAAGGTGCTGGTACATTGACTAGTGGATATGCTAGCCATGCTGAAGGTAACAACACAATAGCTAGTGGTAGTGAAAGCCATGCTGAAGGTCTATTATCAAAAGCTTCTGGTAGTGGTTCACATGCAGAAGGGTACGATACAATAGCTAGTGGAGATTATTCACACGCTGAAGGGTATGATACACTAGCTAGTGGTAATCATAGTCATGCTGAAGGTTATTTATCAATTGCTTCTAATTATGGTGCCCATGCTGAAGGTGGTAGTTCTTTTTCAGCTATAAAAGGTGGTACAGCTACTGGTATTGGTAGTCATGCTGAAGGTTTAGTTACATCTGCAACTACAAATGGTGCCCATGCTGAAGGTAATACTACATTAGCTAGTGGTGGTGCAAGTCATGCCGAAGGTAGTAATACAATAGCTAGTGGTTATGGTAGTCATGCTCAAGGGTATAGGTCATTAGCATCTGGTGAATGTAGTCATGCTGAAGGTGGTTATTTGACTGGTTTAATAACTGGTGGTACAGCTTCTGGATATGCTAGTCATGCTGAAGGTCTTGGAACACTAGCTAGTGGTATTGCAAGTCATGCTCAAGGTTCTGGAACTACAGCAAGTGGTCTTGCAAGTCATGCTGAAGGTTTTGGTACAATATCATCAAACGATGCGTCACATGCTGAAGGTATTAGAACTGTATCTACTATGTGGGGTTGTCATGCAGAAGGTTGGCAAACTTCAGCAACAACAGCTACTGGTTGTCATGCTGAAGGTATTAATACATTAGCATCTAATTCTGGAGCACACGCACAAGGTCAAAATACAAGAGCTACTGGTAATTCATCACACGCACAAGGTCAGGCTTGTATTGCTGATGGTACAAATAGTTTTGCTGGTGGTAATAATTCATCAACGTATGCAGGTGATTCTATGGTTTTTGGAACTAACTCAATGATATTGTCAGGTGCAACATATAGTATAGTTTTAGGTAGAAGTATAACTGGAACAACACAAGATACAACTTATGTTGATAGATTTAATGTTAAAACAGTTGGTTCAACAGCTTTTTTAAATGATATTAGAATTGATGCTAATGGTAACTTAACAACCAACACATCTGATGAAAGACTTAAAGAAAATATAACACCTCTTTCTGGTGCATTGGCAACAATTCAAGGATTGCAAGGTGTTTCATACCAATGGAAAGATAGAAATGCTGGAACTGATGCTGTTAAATTAGGTTTTATCGCACAACAAGTTGATACTGTTGATTCTAGACTTGCATTTACAAACCCAGTTGATGGATACATGGGACTTCATATTGATGGTATTATTCCGTTGTTGGTTGAAGCTGTGAAAGAATTGGCAAGTGGTGGAACATCAAATGAATATTTGCAAACACAAACAATCCTTGCTGAGGATAACAACATTGAATTAAATTATAGTGGAACCCCAACAACCGCATTGGGTGGTGGTTTAACCGTGCTTCATGGAATGGGAATTGATTTGAGTTCTGAGCTTATTGTTGATGCTAATGGAAATTGGACAACCAATAATGATTTCATACCAAATAAAATAACGCTGCCTGCTTATACACCAAGTGGTTCAACAGATACTAACGGAAATTTAGGTAACGTTACTAGAGATGATGACTATTTATATATTAGAACAAATACAGGATGGAAACGTACTAACCTAGAAAACTTTTAACGATGGGGAATATTAAAAATTTTAACTTTAACAAACTAGACCTTAAATTATCCAATAGTGATTACTGGGACTTTTATTTAGCAAACGATAATGGACCTACACCTTATTGTGGACCATTATCCTCAGGTGATTGTTCTGTTGTATGGTATGATTTTAACAATTTAAATATTTACCCTAATAGTGCCATTACATCACCTGATATTTATAGTTTAGTTTCGTGGAATGAAGCAGTTAATACTGGTTATACATTTAACACTATTGGTTTAACAGGTATTGATAATGGTCTTGTAACATTTAATAAAGACCCATTGGATAAAGCTAATAATGTGTTATTATCAGCATTAACTGGTACAACTCTTGTTATCCCTTCTGGTGACACTAGACTTCATATGACTAGAGTTACTGGCTCAACAGGTACATATACATATCCTTATACAATAATGACAGATAACGCAAAACCTAATATTGGTAAATTTATTAGCCTTGCTGGTGGTTTTTATCAAGGATATTATAAGATTGATGGTTCATCATATGAGGTTTTACCAACTAGAGTTAATCAATCTTGGTCTGCTGAATTTTGGTTAACAACAAAACAATATACTTTTGCCCCAACATCAACAACCCTTAATGATAAATACCCACAAAATACTGGTATTTTCTTTTATATGGGAACTCGTGCAGAGAATAAATTTTGGAATCAATGGGAAGGTGCCGATACTGGTTGTACTAGTGCATGTACTACTGGCGTAACATGTACAGATGTAATAAGCCCATGGTGTACCGTACCAAAAGAATCTCAAATTACCGTTGTTGGTGATTATGGTTTAGGTATTTCATTAGACCCACCAAGAACTGAGATTGATTTAGTTACCAACGGGTTCCTTATTTATGGTAGAGCTCGTGATGGCAGACCTGATGCTCTTACTGGTTCAACAATATATGATGTTCCGTCAACAGCTACCACATGTTATTATTGTGGTGTATGTGGTAATAATCATGATGGTTTAGGTACACAAAGTGCTTGTTCTTATGATGGTGAAGGTATTGCTGTTGCTAATATTAGAAAAACAAAAACAACCGATACAAACCCATTTCTTTTATATGGAAGAGCTTCGGGTATTATAAATACTGGAGATACTATAGGGTGTTGTGGTGGACCTAACGATGGTTTAGGTAGTAAAACAGTTAATAATTTTAGTGGTGTTGAAACACCAGAAACTAGTATTGATTACAATCTTGATATTATTGATAACGCATTGGCTTTCAGAATAACTTCTAATGGTCGTATCGGTTATAAATTACTTACCGTTACTGGTACGTGCATCACACAAGGTGTTGAAAGAACGTATATAAGTGGAACAACAATAAAAGAAGAATATTCAATTGCTACTAATTTATTTGACCCACTTCTTTGGTACAATATTGTTATTAAGTTTGAAACAGATTATAAAGATGATTGTCTTTTAAAGGTAATTAAACATAGAACAGGTAAACTTAAATTCTATGTTAATGGATATTTAAAATGGTCAGTTCCAGATTTTCCAGAGTTTATTGGTAAAAGACTTGATGAGTATAAATCAAAACAGGTTGGTGTCCCATTTAATATGAGTTTAGGTGGTGGTTCACAAGGACTTTTAGAAAGTCAAACATTTGGTGGAATGGACATGTCAGATAGAGGATTACCAATAGAGAAAAACTTTGCTGGTACATTCTTAGGAGCTATATCACAATTTAAATTTAATATTTGTGATATATCATTTTGCCAAATACAAAATAATTATGCCGCTCAAGCTGGTAGATACATGTAAATATAAAACAAAATATGGAATTTCACATAAACAAAAACTCAACACTTCCAGTACTTAAATTGGAATTAATCAAAGATGGAAGAAATGACTTCTCAAAATTTTATGAAAAAGTAGAAAATGCTAACGTAAAATTCACTATGACAGATGTTATTACTGGCGTAATTAGAATTGGTAAAGCATCTGCTACATTTGAACAAGTGCTACCAAAAAGTGATTGTGTTGGTGATGAGTACTACATTACTTACAAATTTACAGGAAATCAAACAGCAGTTGCTGGAAGATACTTAGGTACATTTGAAATTACTTTTAATGATGGAAGTGGAAACCTTATTGTCCCTATTAGAGAAGACTTATATATTAACATTTTAGATGGTGGTATAAAAAAATAATCATATAAATGTTGTTTATATAGATTAAAAAATGTAACTTTGTGCGTCACTAAGTTAAAAATAAAAACTCAAAAAAGATTGTTTAATCAAAAAATGTTTAGTAGATTTGTAAAAAATTTATACTATGAGCAAAATAAGCAATGAAGTAATTGAGAATTTCTTACAAGGTTCCGACCCACAACAATATATCGTAGCAATTGAAGCTGGATATAGCGAACCTACAGTTACATTAGTTATCAATGACCCAGAAACGGGTAAAAGATTAGAAAAACATCCATTTAAACCTTTCCTATGGTTTAAGCATGACATTACTAGTATTCTTTATGGTGGTAACCGTTTAAAAAGAATAGAATCTGGCCGTATTTACGGTGTTAAGATAAAAGAACTAAGAACTAGTAATTCTGAAGGTTTTTCACCTGAAAGACTTGAGCATGGCTACAAATACATGGCAACTTGTAACAAATCATATAATGATTTAATTAACTTTTTTAAAGCAGGTGGTGTCGATGTATTTCATGCAGATTATTCTAGAAGTTTTGTAATGTTTAGAGCTGATGAACAATTCCTTATCCAAACTGGTAAGCGTTTATTCAAAGGCATGGACGATTACGATGATGTTCATAGATTTCAATTTGACTTGGAGACTACTGGCCTTTTCGCTAGTAAAGATAGTATATTCCAAATTGGTGTTAGAGATAATAGAAAACTAGAACATGTGTTGGAAGTAAAAGGTGATACTCTTCAAGAACAAAGAAATGAAGAAAGAGCAACAATTACAAAATTCTTCAAAATCATAGATTATATCCAACCAGATATTATTACTGGTTACAATTCAGAAAACTTTGACTGGCCATTCTTATTTGAGCGTGCAGAGCGTTTATCCATTCCAATCACAGAAGTTGCCATTACTCTTAATAGAGTGTCTAAAATCAAGCGTAAACCAGCTACAGTTAAGTTTGGTGGAGAAACCGAACACTACCAACAGACAAACATGTATGGTTATAATATTATGGACATTTCACACGCTGTTCGTAGAGCAATGGCAATTAACTCAGAAATTAAATCATGGGGTTTAAAGTACATCACACAATATTCAGAAATAGCTAAACCTAATCGTGTTTACGTTCCTGGTGATAAAATTGGAACAACATGGAAAGACAAAGTTAATCAATATGCTTTTAACGATGAAAATGGTGATTGGTATATGATTACAGATAAGGCTCCATTAAAAGAAGGTTATGTAATCAAAAAAGGTGATTATATCGTGCAACGTTATTTATGTGATGACTTGTGGGAAACTGAACAAATTGATAATATCTTCAACCAAGCCAGTTTCCTTATTGCTAAAATGCTTCCAACATCATTTCAACGTTCATCAACAATGGGTACCGCTGGTCAGTGGAAACTTATCATGGCTGCATGGTCTTATGAAAACGGATTAGGTATTCCAGAAACACAGAAAAAACGTGACTTTACTGGTGGACTTTCTCGTTTATTAGAATTAGGATTTGCTAGAGATGTTTATAAACTGGATTACGCTGCATTATACCCTAAAACACAAATTACACACAAGATTTTTCCAGATTTGGATATTAGTGGTGTAATGGAAGGTATCCTTACTTATGTGGTTGATACACGTGACAAATTTAAATTCTTAACTGGTACTGAAAAGAAAACTGCTAAAAAATATGAAACGTTGTTAAAAGAAGGTAAAGATTTAACACCAGAACAAAAAGAAGAATATAAAAAATTGGTTACAGAACACAAGGCATTGTCTAACTTATATGATAAGAAACAATTACCTCTTAAAATTCTTGCTAACTCATGGTTTGGTTCGTATGGTGCTCCTTATATCTTTAACTGGGGTGATACTGACTCGGCTGAAGAAACGACATGTCGTGGTCGTCAATACTTACGTCTAATGGTAAAACACTTTACAGAAACTCACGGATTCCGTGCTCTTGTAGGTGATACCGATGGATTTAACTTTGCAGCACCTGCCAATATCAATGAAATTAAATATGTTGCTAAAGGTAGTCATTGGAAAACAATCGATGATGCTGGTAAAGAATTGGTAGGTATTCACGCTGCTTTGGCTGAATTTAACGAAATCTATATGGAAGGTCGTATGGGATTGGATTTAGATGATGTTTGTAGTTCAACTATCAACTTTGCTAGAAAGAATTACGCCAATGATATTGGTGGGAAGATTAAACTTGTCGGTAACTCTGTTAAATCTAAGAAAATGTCGGTTTATATCGAAGAATTTTTAGGTAAGGGAATCCGTATGTTGTTGGATGGTGATGGACATTCATTTATCAATTATTATTATGAATATGTAGATAAAATTTACAATTATCAAATTCCTTTGGTTAAGATAGCTTCTAAAGCTAAAATTAAATCAAATATTGCTGATTATAAAAAGAAAGCTAACATGGTAAATAAAGCTGGTAATCCAATGCCTAAACAAGCACATATGGAATTAGCGATGCATGCTGGGTTAGATGTAACGCTAGGTGATACGTTGTTTTATATCAATACTGGTACTTCTAAATCTCATGGTGATTTAAAAACCATTTATCATAATAAAATGACCAAAAAACAACTTGAAAAATGGTATATAAACAACGGTCAGGAATCAACACCACCTAATGTAACCAAAGAAGTTCAGTTAAATTGTAAATTGATTGACCCTAAAGTTATTGAGCATGATTTCGAAATGATTAAGGAATTGGAAATGCTTAAGAAAAGTATAACAGCAATGGAATCAGAAGATGAGATGGATATGGATGCTTTTGCTAGTATTGGTGAAAGAATTGAACAGATTAATTCTGAACTATATACTGATGAATACAACGTTGCAAAGTATTTGGATGCTTTTAACAAAAAGATTAGACCTTTATTGGTTTGTTTTAATTTAGAAGTTCGTGGTAATGTATTATTGGATATTGTTAAAATAAAAGACAAAGCAACTAAAAAAGTTACTGAAAAACTTAAAGATAGAATGGTCTTTACAATAGCTGAATGTGAATTGGTTTCTGGTATTTCAAATAAACCAGGTGACCAAGATTCATATGAGGACCTTATGCGTATGGAAGATAAAGAAATTAAATTCTGGATGAGGGTTAATAAATTACCTAATAACATGACACAAGAAGAATGGGATATTCTTCAAGTTGATTATGTTGAACGTATGCGTGTTGCTAGGATAGAAGGTATTGAAAATGAAAAAAATACATTAGATGATATATTCAAACACTTGGAACTTCAAGATTTAAAAGATGTTATAACTAAAGCTACTTTGCCAGTTGATGTGTTTGTCATTGCTGATGTAGATGCTGATGATAACGGTGTTTATTTGGTTTCTAGAAAATGGGAAGAAAGATTATGTAGTTATGACGATATTTTCAAATATAAAGCTGATGCAATTGAAAGAGACAAATACTATCAATTAAGTAACAATACCAATTCGGATAATAGATACGAATTGTATTTAGAATACCTAACTGAATTACAATTTATGAGTGGTGAAACAACAACAAACACATATGAAGATGTTGAGTTATTGGAAAATACCGATATTGCTGTTGATAAATTAAAAGAAGCAGCTGAAAAGGTTGTTATTACAACTACCGTAATTAAAAAGAAAAGAGTTTTATCTGAGGGTGATGAAGATGAAGAAAACGAGTTTGAAGAAGACGAAGATGGCAACTTAACAAGAACAGATGAAATACTTCATTTAGATGATGAGTATGATGATACATTTGGCGATATGCCAGAAGGTTATGTTGTTGATGAAACTGCTAGTGTTAATGGAATGGATAAAGAAGCAGAGCTTCAAAAAGAAGTTAAACCAGAAGAACCAGATGAATGGGGATTCTAAAAAATAAATAAGGGGCAATGCCCCTTTTTTTATTTAGTAAACCCAGAATCCTTGTGGTTGGTATTTTAATGCTGTATTTAAGTCTGTAGCTTCTTTAGCACTTCTTTCTAATTGTGAAGTTGTTGATAGTCTAAGTAGTCTTGTATCAAGTCTTTCTAAAACTGCTTTCTTTTCTTCGTTTCCTTCAGAAATAAGTGTTTCATAATCCATTGTTCTCTCAGCTTCAGGCGGCCCTACAATTCCACCAAATTTACCACGAGTTCTACCTAAAGCTCTCTTGGCTTCAGCTATAAATAACTGTCTAACAAGAGTTTTGGTTGGTTCGTTAAAGTCTGCGTAATCAAGTCTAGATAAAGGAACTTGATTAGGCATCTTGATAATATCTGGATTGTCGTTTTTACACGCATCTACATTTTCTGGATTGGTTTCGTAATAATGATACCATACTTGACAACCAGTCATATTGATAGAACTACCAACACCACCAATACCTTGTCCAAATGATATTTTAGAACCAGGTGTGCTTAATAAATGAAGCAATTTTGTTCCGTTAGGCCCTGCAGTAATTTTATACACTAGTTCACTTCTTACAATACGATTTTTAAGGTTCATATCAGCAGCAGTCAATAAGATATCAAAAGCTGGAGCAATATAGTAACCACTCCTTTGGTTTGCACCACCACTTGTTCCTACACCACCACCTGTTTGGGCAAAACCACCACCAAAACCATAATCAATACCACCATAGTTTGCTAACAAAGCTTGACTGGTTGCTGGAGGTGTTATCCATAAAACTTCGTTGACCTCACGGTTAGCTGGAATTTGATAGACTTGTCTACCAGCTTCTAATTCAACGTAATCTTTTTTAAGCTCCCATGGACCATTGGTTTGTAAACCAACTTGTTTTGAATAAGCATATGTGTATTGGGTAACGTAATCAAAGCTTCTAACACTAAGTGCAAAAGCCATATCTACGGTATCCATGTTTTTACCTAAAATAGATTGCCATTGGTGTTCAATTAACCATTCTTGTACATATTGAGCATAGTCTTCTATTGCAATCTCTAATAGAGTACAAAGTTGTTCGTCTATTAATTCTATTTGACGAATCGGAGCACCCACTGAGTGTCTGAATTGTCTAAATAGTTTTTCTTTTTCATCTGAGCTTACTGACATATTTTTCTTTTATTATAAATATAAGAAAAAATCAATTTATAATAAAAATTTCTTTGTTAAATCATATGCTTCAGTGATACTATGAAAAGAAACATTAGGTACTAGTAATTGATTACCAACTCTAACGATTGGAACTTCATCAGATTGTGTCTTTTCAACTATCGCATCATATTCCGTTTTGTTTTCTTCTAGGAAAACATTTACGTCTTTAAATTCAATATTATTTTCTGTAAGCTTTTCTTTAAGCTCGCTGCAATAAGGGCATTGCGGTATACTATAAATTGTTACCATTTTTATTTATTTATTAATTTGTTCAACCAATAAGGTTGTTATTTCGTCTTCGGAAAGTATTTTATCACCCATAATGGTTGATATAACATCTTTTTTATTGTTAAGCATTTCCCACATTCTTGTAGAAATAGTATCATCAAATAATTGATAGTAAACATTTACGTCATTTTTTTGACCAATTCTAAATGCTCTATCTTCAGCTTGTTCATTAGAACCAGGAACCCAATCAAAAGAATTGAATATCACTACAGTACCTTCTGTAAGAGTAATACCAACACCAGCTGATTTAATGTTTCCAATAAACACTTTAATCTTAGGGTTACTTTGAAAAGCATCAACTGATTTTTGTTTTTGTGTTGTTGTCATCGGCCCATTATGTTTAACAGCTATTTTACCAAAGTGATTTTGAAGTATTTCTAATTCTTCGGTAAAGCTAGTAAATATAATTACTTTACGACCTAACTCAATAGCATTTTCAGCCATTTCAATAGTGTAAGGTATTGCTTGTGCAGCAATAAATCTTCTTAATAAAATTAGTTCAACAAGACTTTTTTGCTCTTCGTTGGTTTTTTTATCTTCTAGTATTCTGTTACTAACATATTCATCCCAAAGTCTATCATACTCACTCCAACCTTTTTTATCTAATTGTTGGTGCATTGGCGTGACAACTTTATCTGGCATATCTAATACTTCTGTCTTAAGTCTTCTAAGAATAATATTTTTTGTCTTAGAAGCTAGTTCTTCTAAATTACTAGCACCATCTGTTAACCATATTTGCTTTTTAGTACCATTTTTAAGCGTTCTAAAGAACTGTTTCCCCTCACAGTATCTTACTGCATAGTGTTTCCAATTCTCTGCAATAGGAGACTTAATAATCTTTAATAGATTAAAGAAATCCATTGGTCTATTGGCAACGGGTGTACCAGTAAGTAACCAAACTTTATTTATATTGTGTTTTGTTGCTAACTCAACCATAATCTTACCACGAATACTATCATTATTTTTAAGGTAATGTGCTTCATCGATAATTGCTAAGTCAAAATTTGCGTTAGCTAATTCTCGGTTTAATTCGACATCTAAATTCTTTTTATCTTTAAGACTATGAAAGTTTTTAAGGATGTCAAAATTAATAATTGTGAATTTTGCTTCTTTCCATTTTTTACCATCGACAATAGCTGTTTCATCACAAAAAACATTAATTTCTCGTTCCCAGTTAATTTTTGTTGATGATGGGCAAACTACAAGAATCTTTTTAGCACCACTTTCCAATGCTGCAATGATTGACTGAATTGATTTACCTAATCCCATATCATCAGCAAGTATTGAACCGTTTCTTGATAAAAGAAATTTAATACCCTCTTCTTGGTGTTGGTAAAGTTTTTTACCCTGTTTTCCTAAAATATCATTATACGGAGTAAAATCAACATTTACAGTAATTGGTTCAAAATATGGGTCATCATATACTTGTGTTTTTGGCAAGAAATACATCTTAGATTGTTGTTTAGTAGATAATTTACCATATACGTGGTATGTTTTATCCGTTTCAGCTAACATAAATTCAACTAGAATTTTTTCAGGTGTGAATGTTAATTCGTTTTGTGTTTTTAATTCCTCACCTAAATAATTAGAAATTCTAATAAGTCTGTTGATATAGATTGGTTCTTTATCATGGTTGTTAATTATGTACGCAGTTTGGTTCTCGGTAAGAGCCAATTTCTTATTTTTAAGATAGTCTTGCTTTAATTTTTTAAGGTACGGATTTACCCCCTCATAGACTTCTATGAGTGATATTGCTGAGCGTCCTTTTATTTCGTTTAAATTTATCAAATTAATATGTGTTTTTCCTGGTTATAATAGTTAAATATAAACATTTTAAAAATAAAAATCAAGTCTATTATAGTTATTAATGAAAACATAAATATTTATAAATAAAACGATGGACAATAAACGTGTAATACCAATTACGAGAATTAACAAATTTTTTTCAGAAGAAGATTTTAACTTGGAAATCGATATGGGCCGTGAGGCTATCGAAGGTGATGGAAACTTCACACTTATTCTATATAGAGTTGATAGACAGCTAACTGAATATGATGGAGTTTATGGAGAAGCTTCCAAAGATGGGATAAGATATTTACCACCTGTTGAGCTTAAGGTTGTTCCAATTATGGCAGAACCTGAAAATAAAGCTTATAACCCAAATGGTGGAATGAGATATCTTCAAGATGGACAATTGACTTTTGGAATTTATGATGCACAATTGACTGAATTAAAAGCACAAATTAGCTATGGTGACTATATTGGTTACCCAGTTACTGAAACAGAGATTAGATATTTTAGCGTTGTTAATGACGGTGTTAAAAATTATGATAATAAACATACAATTATGGGTTATAAAGGTGCATTCAGAACAGTTATCTGTGCTAGTGTAGATGAAAATGAATTCAGAGCAGTATAAAATTAAAAGATAAGAGATATGGCAATGCCTAAAGGTTATATAACCAACATAAATATTAAATCACAAAAAATCGGACCCGATAGAAGACAAGAAATTCTAGATGGTATTGCCGATAAGGGTACTTTTTTACCTAGAGGTGTAATGGAAGAAGACATGGATGAAACATTCATTAATTTTATCCAATCAGATGAACGTTTGTCTTTAAGTATTGATGGTGTAAAGGTTCCAGTAATTTTCTTAACCATTCAAAGATGGATAGAGTTTACCAAAACATGGCAATTTTCTGATGAATATAAAAATATAAAATTACCATTTATTACAATTATTAGAAAACCAGATATTCAACAAGGTCAAAACCAAGCTGGATTATGGAATATTCCTGGTAATAGAACATACACATACATGAAAGTTCCAACATGGGATGGTATTAGACAAGGTATTGACCTTTATAAAGTTCCACAACCAACTAGTGTTGATTTAACTTATGAAGTAAGAATATTTACAAACAAATTAAGACATTTAAACAGGTTTAATAATAAAATTCAAAGAGCATTTCAATCTAGACAATGTTACATAAATGTTAACGGGCATCCGATGCCATTACATTTAGAAAATATTGGTGATGAGAGCAACATTGATGATTTTGAAAATAGAAGATTCTATGCTCAAATGTTTGAAATGAAACTGTTGGGTTATATTCTTGATGAGGAAGATTATGAAGTTATACCAACAACAAACAGAACAATGTTAACACTTGAAATAGATGAGAATAAGATAACATCTGATGTTATTTTTGAACCTAAAAAGAAAGGTAATCTTGCAACATATAGTTTTGTTTTTAAACCTAAAACATTAGCTAAGTTTTCATTTACAGCACAATATAATATAACATTTACACAATTAATTGATATTATAGATATTACTAAAATAACAATATCAATCAATGGTCTTATTGTATTTGATGGGACAATTATGTCATCACCAATAATAATAAATTCTGGTGATATAGTTTTAATAAAAATAAATAAAACTTACTTGGCAACTGGTATGTTTAAATTAATAGGAAATACATTATAATGAGCTGTGCAACTAATTCATCAGATATAAATCAAACTTTTATAATTGAACCAATAACAATAGATGATATCTATACTACTGGGGCAACGCTAATTAATAGTACAATATATTTTAATAGAACAGATATGTTATCAGCTTATACTGCTAACCTTACTAGTGTATTAACTGGTGAAACATATACAAATTTGTCTGCAACAACAGCAACGGTTGGTGGTATTGCATCTGGTTCAACATTTTCTAATAGAACAATGAGTCAAATGTGGACTGATTTACTATATCCATATCAAACACCATCATTCAATAGTTTTGGTAGAAGCTATTTACCAACTAATAATGATTACGATTTAGGTCAGCCAGTATTAGCAGGTAATCAAACATTTACGTGGGGAACATTAAATTCAGCTAATGTTGCACTAAATAGTATTAGTATTGACCAGTTATACCCTAGTAATGTTAATGTTCTTAGTGGTAGTAGTAATGATTTTACACAACTAGTTAATCTTACGGGTGCAACAATATCCGCAACAACACAAACATTAAATCTTTCTATATATAGAATTACAGGAACCAATACTAATTCTAGTACTTTTACAAGAACAATTACTGCAAGTTGGAAAAATAGGTGGTATTATGGTAAAAATGTTAACACATCTTTAACAGCAGCACAAATTACTGGTTTAACCACAACTAATTTGGTTAGTTCTGTTGTTAATACTGCAATTACATTTGGGTTTGGAACAGAATTTATTTATGTTGTTATCCCTCAATCTATGGGACAACCAACTGATTGGAGAGATTCAACAACAGGATGTTTTGGTAACAATATACCTTATTCAAATATATCAGCAACAACTATAACTAACGCATATGGGATTTCAATTCCATATAATATTTATAGAAGTACAAATCAAATAACTGGTGCACAAAATGTATGGTTATGTTCATAATAATTAATAAATAAAAAAATATAAATGGCATCAATTCAAGGAGTTAAAGTAACAGGTGTAATAGTACCCTCAGATACGTTAGATACGTATGCTGTAATTGACCCTATCTATGGTATAGATGGGTTACGTAATTTAAGTGGGGGGACAAGTGCACTATCTGGTATAACATCAGATAGAAGAAGAGCTGGTATGCTTGTAGGTGTTAATAATGGTGCTAATTATTATAAATTAAATCCAGCACCATGGAATAATACTATTTCAGATTGGACACCTTTTTCACTTGGTAGTACATTTACTGGTGGAACCGTATCTGGTGCAACCACATTTACTGGTGGTTTATCAGCTAATACAATATCTGCAACAACATATAGTAATTTACCAAATGCTTCTAGTACTTTAACAGGTGTAACTAAATTAAGTGTAAACCCAGCAGTTTCGACTAACCCTATTGCTGTTGGTGTCAACGACTCAAGATTTTTAAAATCAATAACTGGTGTAACTAGTGTTGGAAATACGATAACTTTTAGAGATGTTAGTGGTGGTACTGCTACCATAAACGATGTTAGAGTTACTGGTGGTACATATGATTCTGGAACAGGTACCGCAACATTCAAAAATAGTATTAATAGTACATTTCCTGTTAGTGGATTTTTTAAACCAAGTGATGACAGATTTGTGAATTCTGGTACTATTGACCATGATGATAATGAAATAGTTTTAGACTATAACATAGGTGGTTCTAATGTTAGAATAACGGATATTGTTACTGTTATTGAAAAAGATATTAAAGATATTGAAGAATTAATTTCAAATAAAAACTTGGTTAAAGGTGTTACTTATAAAATTAATAATTGTGACTCTTCGCTATACATTAATGGTATCGATGAAGATGATAATGAAATATATACAACAATATATTTAAAAGCAATTGAACCAGATGTTTTAGCTGATACTGGTGTTGGTGTTTTTTATACACCAAAATATAACAATACCTTTAAAGGAGTAATTTGGTCTAATTTAAATACATTTGTGCTTGAAAATATTGTTGGTGAATTTATTCCTAATGAACAAATAACTAATGGTGGTTTTGGTGGTGCAACAGGTACTCTTTTTGGTGATGTAACCAGTGGTTTATTTTATATTAATAGTGGTGATTGGTCAGAGGCAACAACAATAACTGGTCTAGAATCTGGAGCTTCAGCAGATATTGCAACCTTAGGGATAGTATCATATACTACAGATGATATCCTTTTTTGGGGTGGAAGTGTATGGTTAGTTAGCGACTATTTTCAAATTGGAGATGATTACAATATATTTAATTTAAATACTGAATTTCCTATAAAACAAGAATTTCCATTGACTGAAGACAAAGGCATTATCAATTTTAAAGGCGATTATCATAATATTTCATATGATGAAATTAAATATGATATAGTAAATGATAGAATAACATATCGTAAAGATAAGAATAATAACATTGTAAGCACAACTGCTGATAACATAAATTATTGGATTGAAGAGGGAAAAAACAACCCTATTAAAGCATTTAAATGGGGTCATGATTTTAGTGGTAACACAGTAACTGGTATTGGAAACCAAAAAATTGTAAATTCATACAATGAAAATATTAATTTTAGAGGATTATCTCAATATAATATCGAGATGGATAATCTTTCATCTCAATATAATACATATGGTGAAGGTGAATCACGACAAGCTGATTTATATTTATCAAATGGTACCCAAAGAGATGTTAAATTAGTTGATTCTTATCAAATGGATTTAACTTTAATTAATTCTTCGCAAAGAAATATTAACATTATTTCTGGTAGTTACCAAAGAAATGTTAGATTAGAAAATGATTCGGAACAATTTGAGTTAACTATAACAAATGCATCAAATCAAAGAAGTGTTGTATTTAAAAATAATTCAACACAAACTGATGTTATAATCAGAAATGATGGTATCCAATCAAATATAATATTTGAAAATAGTGCTGCACAATCATCTGCATTTATACAAAACCAACAAAGGGTTAAATTTTATAATTTTAGTTTTGATAGAGGAAATGACACTATTAATGAAACTGATAGAATATATACAAACACATTAATAACAAATAATTCAGCACCCCAAGTAATTGGTATCTTGGATAATGAATTGGTTGAGGTTGACGTTAGTAGTTTTATAGGAACTACAAGTCCTATTGAAGTTGTTAATACTAATAGTTTGTTTTCTATTGTTCTTAATTCTGGTGCTGGTAGTAATGCTACTAATGCAAACTTTTTTGGTCCAAATGCTGGTGATGCTTCAACAAATGCTAATTATTCAAACTTTATTGGTAATAGTGCTGGTTTTCAAGCAAGTGGTGCAGCTGACTCAAACTTTTTTGGTACAAGTGCTGGTTATATTGCAAAAAATGCTAATAATTCAAACTTTTTAGGTGCTAGTGCTGGAGGTAATGCAAATAATGCAAGTTATTCAAATTTTATAGGTAGTCAAGCTGGTCTTTTAGCAAGTGGTGCTAGTAACTCAAACTTTTTAGGTTTCCAAGCTGGTTATGCCGCAACTGGTGCTAGTCAATCAAATTTCTTTGGTCAAGGTGCTGGTAGTTTTGCAAGAAATGCTAATGACTCAAACTTTTTAGGTTTCCAAGCTGGTTATAGTGGAACAAGTGCTCCATATTCAAACTTTTTAGGTCGACAAGCTGGTTTTCAAGCAAGTGATGCGTTTTACTCAAACTTTTTTGGTTTTCAAACTGGATTACAGGCAAGAAATGCTTATAATTCAAACTTTTTTGGTAGTCAAGCTGGTAATCTTGCAATAAATGCTTATGAATCAAACTTTTTTGGTAATCAAGCTGGTAATGTTGCATCGGGTGCAGCTAGGTCAAACTTTTTTGGTTCTCAAGCTGGTCTTTTAGCAAGTGGTGCTAGTAACTCAAATTTCTTTGGTTATAGAGCTGGTTACTTAGCAACAAATGCTTCTAACTCAAACTTTATTGGTGAACAAGCTGGTGATAGAGGAACAAATGTTATTAACTCAAATTTCTTTGGTTATAGAGCTGGTAGTGGTGCTACAAGTGCAAGTTTCTCAAACTTTTTGGGTTCTGGTTCTGGTGGTGGTGCTATTGGTGCTCAATATTCAAACTTTATGGGTTTCCAATCTGGTGGTTTTGCAACAGCTGCTAATTATTCAAACTTTTTAGGTTTCCACGCTGGTAGTGGTGCAACAAATGCAAGTTATTCAAATTTATTTGGTTATCAAGTTGGTAAAACTTTTACAGGTAACAATATTGGTGCAAATAATATAATAATTGGTAAAAACATATCATTACCAAATGCTGCAACAAATAGTATTAATATTGGTGGTGTCTTGTTTGGTAGTGGGACGTATAGTGC